GGGGCTGGGAATCATCGATGGTCATCAATCAACCTGTCCAACAGTTCCTGCGCCTTGTTGACGAGGAACTGGTTGCCGTCGTTGACGATCAATCTGAGCAGGGACCGTTTGATCAGCCACAGTTCAGGAGCAGAGACTTGCAGGTCACCCATCAGTCCCGTTGGCGGTTGTGCATCAGGCTGGCCGCGCATCAGGTGACCGGCATAAGCCGGCGACGATCACGGCCGGCAAGTACGGCGGCGAGCAGGAGGCCCTGGCGGTCCTCGGCGTGTACCGTCGCCGCGACGATCCTGCGCTCACCTATTTGGAGAAGTGTTACCACTCGGTGTCAGTCAACATGCGGCTCACGAAGAACAAGAGGCCGCCGAACAAGCTCGGCGACTTCGAGTATTTTCTGTGCCCACACACCGGCCAGATTCGCCCCTACCGTGACGACGACATTCCGCCTGATGACAGGTACATGCGGTGAGGGACTGATGGGTGACCTGCAAGTCTCTGCTCCTGAACTGTGGCTGATCAAACGGTCCCTGCTCAGGTTGATCGTCAACGACGGCAACCAGTTCCTCGTCAACAAGGCGCAGGAACTGTTGGACAGGTTGATTGATGACCATCGATGATTCCCACGGTCGTGGACGTTGAGGTAGTCGACAGGTTCTGTCACCTGTTCCGAGGCAACGCTTTGGCGAAGGAAACAGCCGACGGCGAGTTCCGCCCGTGGCGCGGCGAGGATGGCACACCGGTGCCGGCCAACGGGATCATCTTCGAGGAAGCGATCCGCGGCCACCTGGGCGGTCCGCACCGCCTCGGCGTGTACCCTCTCATGGAAGTCAAGGGCTCCCCGCATTGCAACGTCGGCTGGTTGGCCGTCGACTGGGACGAGGGCGACATTTCGTTCGTTCACGCAGTCAACGTGAGGGAACTACTCGCCCAGCTCGGCATCACCGCCTGGGTTGAAATCTCGAAATCGAAGGGCTACCACCTGTGGGTGTTCCTGGAAGAGAACCTGCCTGCCCAGATGGGGCGCAACGCCATGTTCGCTGCCTGCCAACTCGTCGACAGTCCCACTAAAGAGGTGTACCCGAAACAGGTAACGATGCCCGCTAAGGGCTTCGGCAACGGAATACGGCTCCCCTATGCGCTGTCACGCCCAGAAGGCCGTCAGGAGGCTGTGCGGGGCTCTGAGAGCAACCTGACCCTTGAGGCTTTCACCAACGAAGCATTCGATTCGATGACGACAAGGCAACAGATCGTCAAAATAGCGTCCCTGTATCAGCCGCCACCATCCACACGGCCGATCCACACCCCCAAGTTCACGCAACAACGAATCGACGCCAACTTCAGATTCGTCGCCCGAGACATCTGGGACCGAGGCCCCACTCATTCGCCTGCTCCCTGTTCCGCCAGCTCTACGCCCACGACGCAGTCTTTGAATGGACGCGTCAATGCGACCTGAAATGGGGTCAGAAGTTTGCCGCCCGCGGAGCGAGCGGCGAACAACAGTTGCACAAACTTGTCGATGATGCCGGCACAAAGATGGGACGTTGACATGAATGAAGAAATGACCGTTGTCCTTTCGGCGACCATTTCCGAGACCGCCCACTCCGACGTGATGGCCGAGCTGCGAGCTGCGCTGCTGCACATCCACGGCGTTCCCGAGGAAGACATCCCTGAAAACGACACGGCGCTTTTCCAAGAGTGGGTTGAACGTGTCGTCGGGAACGCTGCCGACAACGAGCATGAAATCGTGGGCGGTCTCAGCGACTGTGCGTGGAAATACCACCACCTACACCCCTACTGTGCCGAGTGTGGCGGTGTCAGACCAGGTCCGTGCTGCTCAATCGACGCGTGTACCTGCGGCTAGCCCGTGTTTTATCTCGGCACTCACAAAGCTCACTGGCTCGCGTCAGTAGATGTGCCACTATTCGTGTCCCGTCGAACCCTGGCACCCCGCAAGACGCTGCCACGGGCCATCACCAACTGGGCGCTCGACAGCGGCGGGTTCACAGAGATCCACGCCTACGGCCGGTGGGAAATGTCCCCAGCCGACTACGCCGATCAGGTCCGCCGCTACGCCGACGAGATCGGCAAGCTGGACTGGGCTGCCCCCCAAGACTGGATGTGTGAGGCGTCCGCTCTGACCGCGTCGGGCCTGACCGTCGCCGACCATCAACGCCTGACTGTCGACAACTTTCTTGAACTACGGCAACTCTTAGGAATGACCGTCGCACCCGTTCTCCAAGGCTGGGAGTTCGACGACTACCAGCGTTGCGTCGACCTGTTCACGGCTGCCGGCGTGGAGCTTGGCGACGAGCCGGTCATTGGCCTCGGTTCGGTGTGCCGCCGTGGTGCTACGAACGAAATCAGTCGTATCATTCACTCCCTGTACCCCCTCAACCTGCATGCTTTCGGCGTGAAGGGCAGCGCATACGCCGCCAACCACGACCTGTTGACCAGCGCCGACTCGATGGCGTGGTCGTTTCAGGCCCGCTACGACCCCCCGATGGACGGGTGCCCCCACCGACACTGCAACAACTGCCCCAAATACGCCCTGGCTTGGCGCCAACGGATGCTGGACCGATGCGCCCAGCTACGCTTCGACCTGTGACCTACGCGTTCAAAATCCCTGGCCGACCCAAATCGAAGAGCCGGCCACGGTTCGCCCGAGGCCGCGCATACACCGACAAGAAAACCCTCGACGCCGAACAACGCATCGCCGACCTGTACGACGGCCCCTACTACAAAACCCCAGTCTCACTCACCATGACATTCCACCCCGACTGGACCGAGGTGACCATCGCCCCCCTCGACGAAGCCGTGTCACCCCTCACCGCCGACGCATCCAACCTGTGTAAACTAGTCGAAGACGCCCTCAACGGCGTCGCCTACCCCGACGACCGACTGGTGCAAATGCTCGTAGTGAGAAAGATTCCGCGGTGACAGGCGGATTCTCCGACCTGTCCTGGCAACAACGATACAACACAATGGGTGACGAAGCCGAAGGCGCATTCGAGAAACGCACCGACGGATGGGCACGATACGGATTCAACCGGCCGCCCTACTCGATAGAAACACTGCCACTGTTCATGCGGTACACCCCCGACTACGTCACCGTCAACACACTCATCGAAGTAATGGGTTGCGGCGCCAAAGGCCTCAAACTGAAACAAGAAAAACTGTCGGCTTTGACCATGTGGGAGGGGCACATGCCCGTCTGGTTGTGGATCTGGTCAACGCCGAAACAACAATACGCGTTCGTTCCATTGAAGACGATCACGAAGCTCATTGACAAGGGAGAAGCGACCCCAGGGTCGTTCCGAGAGGGTAAAGCATATTACGGCTTCAAGCCGTCCCTCTTCCCTTGGAGCAACGGCAGTGACAGATGACGGACGCCGCAAAGAATCCCTCTACGACCCACTACTCGCAAACGGAAGCGGCCGTCGGCGACACGCTTCGGCATTCCACCGAGCAATGTCACCCATTGAAGCACTCATGGTTTGCTTCCCTCTCGACGAACCCGAAGAATCCGTACTGGAACAACTGCTGCTCCGCGAAGCCCTCGCAGACGCCCTCGACACCTTGGAGGAAGATGACCGCTGGATTTTTGACATGCTTATTGTCGTTAGGTTGTCTCTGCGTTTTGTTGGCCGCGTTATTGGCATCCCTAAAACGACTCTGGCTCGTAGACGAGACCGAATCATCGCCAACCTCCAAGAACAACTCTTCGACAACCCCGTTGTAAAGGAACGAGTTGACAAACACAGCGGCCCCACCGTGGAAACCGACACCTGAACAATGCGTTGAAACAGTCGACGATTTGGACAAGGCGTTCCGAGACCTCGAATGGCGCCTCTTCCGCAAATCGCTGTTCCACTCCTGGGACCACGAGCGGTTCGTCAGGGCCCGCACGGGGCTGTTAGAACTCGCCGAGATTTGCGACGCCGACCTCAGTCGGGTGGAGCCGCCTCAACGCAACAAGTGATGAACTGCATCCACTTCTCCAACCAGATCAGCACTTCTTTCTGAGCCAACCAGTTGCCGTTCTCGGCCTCTCCCCACGCACACAGCAACGCTGCGAGTTCGTCGGTGTTGAACACTGTTAGAACACCCAGACGTTCACCGTTCCATTTGGCGTGGGTGCCGTCCTCAACGTCGAAGAGGCCACTGGTGCGTTCCAACTCTGTGGCGATACCCGCCTGAAGATCTTCCCTGACTGGGCTCGCGAACCACGAAGACCACGCCGACTCAAAGTCGAACGCAGCCGCGTCGCTCACGACGCGATGCGTTCCTTCGCCAAGGTCTTCACTGCTGACAGCAGCGCCGCCGCGGCGGCTATCAGAGCTGTGCGAATAGTTGAACTCTGGCCGATGACGATGACGGCTGCGAAAGCCTGAACCGCTGTCCACGCGGCCCGTTCACCCCACGACCCCCAAGAAAACTTTGATGATGTAGTCACTTACCCTTCTTTCCACGGCCGGCCTTGGAATAGGCGATGGCCGCTGCTTGGTCTTTTGGATAGCCCTCACCGATCAGTTTGCCGATGTTGTGCGACACTGTCGCACGGGAAGATCCGCGTCTGAGAGGCACCCTAGTAGCGGGGCTTAGGACGCTTCGGGCGTTTCGTGCCCACTGTCAGTCTCGCAGGGCCTTGCGGGCCGCTTCCCGCGACTGTCCAGGCGGCAGGGAGAAACTGCCGCGTTTCACGCTGTCGACGAGAACACGGGCGGCTTTCACCAGCTTCGGAGTCGTACCGTCATGGAACAACATGGTGTCCTACTTTCCGAACGGCCGACCGCCGAAGGCGGCGTTGCCGAGATTGGTGGAACGCAGATACGCCGCGGCTTTCTTCGCCATCTGGCTCATATCCCACATGTTGAACGACGACGACGAGTCGTAGAGCTGGTCGTCCTGACTGCCGAACGTGTCCTCGAACGTGCCGTAACCTTCACCTTTGGGCATTGAAAGTACCTCCTACAAGAGGAACAGAGCGTCCCACGTTGAACGGTCTACAACCCCGTTGGGGTGCAGGAAGAACAAAGACCGTTGGAAACCTTTCACCGCAGCCTTCGTTTTCGGCCCGAACACCCCGTCGACGCCGCCAGGGTCATGTCCACGGTCGTTCAGCCGGCTCTGCACCAACTGCACCAACTGGCCTCTGGAACGTCGACGCTTCGACAACGGGGCGTCGTCCAAGCCGGCACCCAAGTCGCGTATGTACCGTGCGATGCCCTCGAAGTCGATTTTCGACGGGTTGCCCTCGTAGACGACGCACCCGTTCTTCACCCATGCGTACAGCTCCGACCCTGGGCACGTAGTCGCAGCCAAATCTTGATGCCCTTTCAACCACAGTCTCCCCCCGTAGCGGGCTTGGATGTCTTCGATAACTTCAGTGATGCTTATGAGGGCGACCTCAGGGGGCTTCTTGCCCCCGTAGCCTGTGTAACAGATACTTTCTGTTTTGAAGTTGTAATGCTTGGTGGCGGCAGAAACGATCCCTGGGCCGCGTCCCTCGTAAATCACTCCGCGTTCGTCAACGAGCCAGTTGTAGGCAATCGCATTCCAACCCCGAGTGTCAACGTGGTACCGCTCGTAGGCTCGGACTGCGGTCACCCCGTTAGGTGGGTTCGCGACGCCAGAGTGATGAACGACTATTCCCACGATACGGGAAGGCCGCAGTTGTGTGAACGCCCGTTTCGGCGGTCTGGCATGCCATTCGTCACGTGAGATGAAGTCCATCAACTTAACCCGCTTTCGTCCCAGCGAGTCTAGACGTTGCGGACCTCAATATCGATCATGCGTTTCATGTCATCCGCCAACTCGCGCTGCATACGGATCAACTGGTTGCGTTGCTCCTCAGGTGTGTTGGCCCGCAGACCCCCACCGAACATCGTCGACAGGAACGTCGTCATCCAACGCTTCTCATACTTCTCCTCGCCAGGGATGAGGCGACGCAGCCGCCCCATGAACGGCATCATCTGATCCAAGACATACAAATCCGAATCGGTCATCTTCCATTCGCCCTTGCGGTTCTTCTCCGCCTTCCCCAACCCGCTGAGGAGCGGCATCAACCCTGGGATGTTCGCATACGACGGCGGCACGTTCTGGAAACGACCCTTCAACGGCAGGTCGGCGAACCATTGTTTGCCGGCCCACAGCTCGATAGGCAGCTTGGCATAGGGGAATGCTGCTTCGGCGAACGCCCTGGTCGCCATGTCCAACGGCTTGATGCCCGTGATCGGCCGGTCATCTGACCGCATCCAACGGTTCAGATCTTTGAACGGCATGTCAGGCAGGACGTAGAGCTGTGACCCGTCCATTCTCCACGGCAAACGAATACCCAGGTTCTCCATGAAATAGTCGGGAACGACACCTTCGGCTTCGCTCGCGTATTCCAGTTCGCCTTTGATCTGCCGCAGCCTCGACCACGCTGCGGGCCGGTTCCCAATCGATTCGATCAACACCGGCAGAATGTTCTTCTGCCACTTCCAGAAAGGAATAAACATTTTGATCTGAGCTTCTCTGGGTGTCAGCTCGCTGTAATCGAAATGGTATTTGCGGATCGCCTTCCACGCCTCGTCAATGGTGCCGCCACCCTCCATGATGTGGCGTCCCGCCGTCATACGCACCATGAACTCGGCTTCAGTGTTCGCTGCCCGCACCGCCCTGAACGGCGAAGGCCCGCAACATCGTAGTGGACCGGCCGGTGGCCGGCCACCTCGGATCTGGCAGCGCCTATCTGGCATGGAAGACGGTTGAGACAGGT